CTTTTGTGCGTAATGCTCGCTCTTTACTTGCGAGGTCTCGTTGCAACTTCATGAATTGATCTCTTAGATCAGTATTGTCAGTAGTACGATCTTCACGCCCCATGCGTGAGTCTGATTCGTCTACCTCCACTGGCTGTGCGTTGCCACCGCGTTGACTACTAGTGCGAGCGACATAGGCTAACGCTGCCTCGACTGATTCAAATTGTTGACCGCTTGCTTGTGACAAAGCGTTCAATATTGAACTAGTGGTGCTCTTGCGAATAGCACCTGCCTTAACATTAGTATCAGCATCATTTGTAACCTGTTCTGCATCAGGGGCTGTGTCGTTGCCAGCGAGTTCGTTATCTATCATATATCCTCTTTTTAGTTATGCGTAACTACCGTAAGTTATCTACCTGTGTTCATACCAACAAGTTGTGCGGACACAGCCTGTTGTGTATAAAAACTTTGTCCAGTATAAGTCACAGGTGTACCTATACCGGCATCATTGACACCGGCACCATCGATGCCGCTATCAAATTCTGTCGCATCACCATATATCTCTTCATTCTCACCGAAGTCTTCTGGTGTTGGTATCTGATCACCAAGATCACGGCTCAATACTTGCTCGTTCTCTTGCGTCATTAATTCTTTGACCATTGGGTCTGTTATTGTTTCGATGTAGGCTTGTTCGTATTGCGAAATGCTTTCGCTTGGTGCCAACATCGCAATGATATCCTTAGCAATGAGGCTATCAATGATTGGATTGTTTTGAATAAGAGTTTTCGCTTGTTGGAAAAGTGCAAGCCTATAGTTTGTATCGTGTGCTTCATAATCTGTATTGTAATGTACTTCACCTGCCCAACGCATATTCATAAAACGGGCGGCATAAGTGAATATCAACTCTTCTGTGATTTCCATCAAACGGGCTTTGCTCTTTGCGAGTCTATGTAATTGTTTTCGTTCCTCGATGATTGCGATGCCACTTGCTAGTTGATTCTTGCTATTGCGTAAGCCGCCTAAACCTGTCAATGCCTCTACTTGTTCTAATATATCTGCTTGCTTCTTGATGATCTTATCAACATCACCTGTGTCTACAGATATAGTTTCCACTTGTCCTTGTGTGGCACGGACGATTGAACCTGCGTGTACAGGAATGCTGACGCCTTTATCAGCACGGATGATAGTGTGCGCAAACTGTATTGCAGTATATGCCTCGCACTCTAATTTATAATGTTCTCTTTGTGCATCTACTGGAGCATCGATATCGCTGATACCAAAATCGATACTGCGTGGGTCTCTGCGACCATATGCTATGAATGCCGGCAATGCCATGCCAGGTGGATATTCACCACGACCTGTCTCTGTGACTTCATTCTTGCTTAGATTTTTACCTACCTTATAACTGACCCAATAACTTGGACTCTCAGGTGTGCCTAGATGATAGCATTTAACATACCAATCATCTTTGTCTTCTGTCTCTAATACTTTGACATATTTGACCATTGGTTTGCCGCCGAACCATTCCCATTCCCAATCCCATACTTGTATAGGATTTATAGCGACAACATAAGGTCTGCCAAAGTTAGCATCGCCTTGCTGTGCCATGTCAACGAAGACCCAGCAATGGCCGAAAATACTAGTGAGATCACCAACGCTTTCCATGAACGCATTTAAACTGCGATTCTGTAAGTCAGCATCTAATAAAAATAATTGTGCCCATTCGATATTATTAGGATCTAAGTATGTGCCGTCAGGCGTACAAAACTTTAGATCACGCTTGATGCCTGGTTCGAACAATACATCGTTGATTGTGTCAACGACATAACGACAGATAGGTTGTGCTATAGTGTTTTGAACTAAGTCAAGATAAAGGTTACTGTCTTCACTAGGTCTTTTCTTGCGAACATAAGTCTTAAAGATGTAACCGCCCAAATATCCATACTGATACGCAAGCATCTGCTCGTAGGTCGCATTGTATATAGGATTCTTTTTTATTAACTCTTGTGAATTCATATTTGTTTCCGTTGACGATTATTCGCCATCGTCTAGATATTCGTAATAATCACCACCGAATTTCTCATCGAGGTATTCATCTTGTTCCATGGCAGCGTATTCTTCTGGATCCATGTCCATGACATCTTCTGTCTCTTGATCGTACATGCTGTACTCATCTAATGCCTTCATGACTTCTGGAAACTCGCCAAACGCACGATCAATCTCTTGTGTGCTATGGCCCATGTCGGTCAGATATCTCACCACATCTTTAGCAAGATCATAATGATCATCTTGCGGTATATAAAATTTTGCGATATTGTACATCTCAACCATCATGTCGAAGTCCATGGTTATACCTCTCTATTGTATAATTTATTTATGCTTTTCTTTTAGGAATGTATGTGTAACATTCATTATGCTTACGACTAAACCATGTCACATGATCTGTATCGCCACAATGTTCACAAGTTCTATATGGTCTCTTAGGTCTTTGAAATAATGGTCCATATTTATCGACTATGCGCTCATGTCTTGATTTAGGAGTTCCCTCGACTATATGATCAGGATTCACGCAATGTTTTGTCAAACATGTATGTTGTATCTCATTATTTTCTATATCTAAGCCTTTGTGCTTGCCCATCACCTTGTGAACTGTTACCATCTTAGGTATACCGTTATCGCCACGAATCATGCCGTAACCGGCGTTATTCACTGGCCCAGTCCATAGCCAGCATTTACTTTGATCTTTTGGTATGTCTACACGCTTCATCATGCGCAGATATGCACTTGTCGTTTTTGATTTCTTGCGTGGTTTTTTGTTTTTAGTAAACATACTGTTATTTAGTATGTTTGATAATCTTCATTTATTTCTGCACCTTTTACGATCTCTTCCCATGTAGGACCGCCTGGATACAATGGACTCTCAGGCATGTACTCTTTGCCTGGCATGTTCATTCGTGCATAGCGTGGATCCATGCCTACATATTCATGTAAGCCCATGTCATCGTGCAATATTGGGAACAAGTGATGTATACCATAGCGTAATGCGTCACCTAATCCGTCTATGTGTGCGTATTTCTGTTCAGTATATTTGACTAATTTTTTTCTGCTACCATCTTCAAAGTGATATGTGGTCAATGCTTCTAACAACAATTGATCATCTTTATTGACTACTAATCCATTTCGTGTGATGAACGCATTGACTGTGTTATCTGTATCTGTGATCAATGGATTGCTCTTGCGACTGTTGACGATAGTGAAACCATATTTCTCTAACAATATCTTGTCTGTGATACCAAAGGGACTTGTAGTGTCGCGGTTCACTTGCGTACCTGACATGTCTATGATGCTGTTTAATCTGCGTCTTGGAAAGTCATTTCTTATCGCTTGCGCAATACCTTCTGTGCTACAATCTCTTACAGCATAACTCTTCAATATCTCCATCTTACCATTGATCTTACCTTCATTAGATACTTGCGCAACTATGGCGCACATCACACGCTTGTTAAAGTCATGGAATGTGTATAGATCACCGCCTCTGTCAACGATCTCATCCACAGTATGTTGATGTTTGTTGAACGAATAGAAAAACTGATCAGCACTACTCTCCCAACTGCATAGATAATCTTGCGCAAACTTGAGTGGACTTAATAATTTCTTTTGCTCATCTATGAACTTGCGATTACCACTACGCATCTGCTCATAGTTGAAATGCCTGACGATATAACGATCACTATTCTCTAATGCTAACTTGAATAGATCATACAATGGACCTGTACCATTAGGTGTGCTGATGATTATCAACCTACCGCCCGTTTCAGGTTGACCTACTTTAGGACGCAATCGATTGGTTATTTCTTGTAATGTATCTTGTGTATACAATGCAGCCTCGTCAGCGATCCACATGCCTACATTGAGACCTCTTAGATTCTCACGCATCTCCGCTGATTTGCATCGTATGAAAACGCCATTGGGAAACTTGATCGTCATGTCTGTGTTGTTGATATCGACACCATCGACTAAGTTATAGTATTCCACACAACTACGCTTTAGTGGTTCCCAAATCAAACTCTTGATCATCTGCCCTGTGGGTGCTGAGTATATGATATCCTTTCCACGATGGTATCTTTCATCGTTAGCGAATATAGGCAATGCGATACTAGCAAGGAATGTCTTGCCAGATCCTACAGGAACTATATTGATGCAATGTTTGTCACTCTCTAACCAATCACGCAATATAGTCTGCTGTTCACCAAATAATTTGATGTCAATCTTTCTTTGCATCTTGTAGTGTATAGATAAGCGACCAATCTTGTAATTCTTCTTTAGGGAAATTATAGATAGGACGCAAACTCTCACCCTTTGTAGTGTGATCGATCTGTTGCACATCTTGTATGATGTACTTTGTCAATCCTAATATGTATTT